CCGCTCTACCTTTGAGCTACAGGAGTATGGTGCGCCGTGCAGGACTCGAACCTGCTGCCTCAAGATTAGAAGTCTCGCGCTCTATCCAGATGAGCTAACGGCGCATTAACTTTAGGCTATACGACCTATTCGATGAAGGAGGTTGGCTACCTGCGTCAACTCTGGAGAAGTCGTGCGTTCGCTTTCCTCGATACGTGTAAGCATATCCTTGTAACAATGAAGAGCTCGCTTGAGCAACTCCATGTCTGCTGGTGCAAACGTACCACCTTTCGCTTCATTTGGCATTACTTCGACTCCAACAACCAATTGTTGGCGGTATCCATCCAATCGAGTGCTTCGACAGGAAGAGATTCGCCTCTACGTTTTGCGTTCAGAAGATCACAGAATGTATCTTCTACAGCCTTCGGATTTTCCATTGTAGGAAATGCAAACAATTCAACTTCCATATTCACCTCCGTAGTATACTATATATTTAATTTATCGCGCGGTGTAGTCATAAACAGTGAAATGAGTCGCGTCGGCAATCAAACAGTCTTGCATCGCACGGTGGCGCGAACGAAGATAAGTAGTCTTATCGGTACGAGTCATTTCGCGGCCGATAGCGACGGTGCGAGGGCCACGATAACGAATACGGATAGTCGTATCGGAGGCACGATAAGCGGCACGGACTTCTTCGAGTTTTTCGATCGGAATCCAATAGGCCAGAACGGGATAATAGCTATCGGCAAGGCCTTCGGCCGGCGCATTGTAAGTGTTTTCAATTTGTTCAATGGTAAGAGTCATAATATATTCCTTTCAACTGATAATATCATCTTACACCGGTTTTAGATATTTGTACACCGGTATTTTCGGTATGGATGATTTTATTCAGACAACCATCGAGCGATAGAACCATACTTGAGATTGAGTTCATGCTCAAGAATCTCGAGTCCGTAGAATTCGAACTCTGCGGCGCGAATACCTTCGGCTTCGGCGATGATCTCGATCGCGCGTTCACGAGTTGTACCTTGAACGATTTGCATCGTCTCTTCAACGCGAGCAACAAACTTGTCGAAGTAGATCTGCTGATATTCAGCTTCGCTCTCGATCTGCTTATCAAGCATGTGCGAAAGAGCCTCGAAGTCGGTATCGAACTCTTCGATCGACGCAAACTCGGCGTGACGAGGACGGCTACCGTATACGTCCTTGTACAAATCAGAGTAGATGTCACCATCGCGGCTGTTGGTGGCGGCATTGATATCACGAAGAGTAAGCATGTCAATATTTCCTTTCATCATCATATACCCAGGATACAATGTTTTGACAATAATGTACACAAAAAAACGCGCTCAGAATCATCCAAGCGCGTTTTAGTTTTGATTTAAATCAATAACTTATTTAATAATTGGGATATTAAACGCTGCCAGCTTTTCAATCACTTCATCGATAGTGTCGAGAATGGCATCAGAACCGCGATCATCGACTGTACGAATCATCACTTTTCCACGATGCTCAACCACACCAATTAAAAGATCGAGATTGACAAGATACTTGCCACCTGTTTCGTTAATAAATTCTATAAACCTTACTGGATTGCTCATTTCTTTCTTCCTATATTATATTTTGTCACGAGACTCCATTCATTTTTTTCTTTGAATGGAAGGATCTTAATTTGGTTCAATGGAGTCTGAGGCTCTGTGATCTTTTCTTGATCAACAACAGCGATCAATCCCCAGTCGGAGAGAAGCTTGACTATTGTATTTCTTCGACCTTTGTCTTCTTCAGAGAAATCTGAAGGTTTACCGTCAAGAGCAAAGAGCTCTTTAAAGTGGACGATATAATATTTGCCTTGTTTGTGTAGGATATGGCAAGACTGATAAAGAGTCTTGTCCTTACGAGAAGCCACGCCGATACGAGTCAGAGTTTCACGAACTTTTAGGAAATCATCCTCTTCGCCGAGCCTCACTTCAATTAAACTTTCTAAAACACTCATGTTTCACCCTTCTGAATCTTTTTCTTTATTATTTTTATATGTTCAGAGGAGAGGATATCAAGAGCTGCCTTGGCAGCACGGCGGTTATAACCGTAATACTCTGCAACCGCTTCGAGATCTCCATCCTTTTCTTTTTTCACCCACTTCGCAAAGCGTTTGCTAGGTCGTATGATATTTATCAAAAAAGAATATTGGAGTTTGTTGTCGAGGTGGTGGTTGCAGTTCATCATGTTTGCGGCATGGATACTATCCGCAAAGTAGGACAGAGAACGATTCGTTAGCCAAGGACTGTAAGTCTTCTCGGCGAGTGTGTCATTCTCCGTACCTTTCATCAGGTTCTTCTTGGTCGAGTTGATCGAACTTACGAAGTCGAACGGTTTCATCGCTACGGCCTTTCATTATCACGTCTGCAGACTTGTCAAAGAAATCTGCACACTTATCACAAATCTCAAGAGAAACCACACCTTCATCAGTATTTACCTGCATTTCGTGGAATGGTACACTCTTCAGATACTTATCTTCACAGACGGCACATGTTTTGTTTCGATTGAACCAGATCACAGAAACTCGCAGTCAGCCATGATCTCGGTCAGACATGCCATGAGGTTGATCTCAGGATCTGCAGCGAATGCATTTTGATACTGGTACTTTGCGAGGTGTAGCACCAACTGCGGCATGCTACCTTTACCAATATGATCTTCGGCCTTATCGAAGAAGGCACGGAAGAATTCGGTAGGTTCGATGTCAGACTCTCCAAGCCACTTACGAACGGCTGTGAAGTTCTTATCCTTCATGTAACCGATCAGCTTGGCAAGAGCAGAATCCGAGAAATTCCTAAGAATCCCAGTGTCAATCCCGCCAGTAGCACTATAACGTTGGAGCTCATTAATAACACGTCGCCAATCTGGAAAGTGTGTCTTGATGACTTCAGCAACGACCGCTTTTTCATAAGAAACCGATTCAGTCTCGAGGATTCCACATACTCTTTGCATAAATTGTTTGGCAAGAGATGGGAGTTCCGACTTAGGAATCTTAAATTTGATAACCGAGCATCGAGAATGGAGCGGCTCAATAATCCGATCGACAAAATTACAAGTAAGAATGAATCCACAGTTTGCACTGAATTCCTCCATAAAGTTACGTAAAGCTGGCTGAGTGGACTGAGGGTTGAGATAGTCGGCCTCATCGAGGATTACCATCTTTCTGCCACCCATCAGGGACACAGAGCTAGCAAACTGAGAGATGTCGTTACGCAACATGTCGATGTTGCCATTCATCGAGCCGTTGATAACGATGTAGTCACATCCAAGCTCTTCACACATGGCTTTGGCGACAGTCGTCTTACCAACGCCTGCGGTGCCAGAGAGAATGAGATTAGGAATGTTCTTCTGATCTACGAACTGTTGAAATGTCTTCTTGAGTTCGTCAGTCAGGATAGTGTCGGACACGGTCTTTGGGCGATACTTCTCGACCCACAAAAAATCTTCAAGCATAATATATCTCCGTCACAAAAAGTGGGCGATGCCGAAACACCGCCCATTATAATCAAGCCTCGAACGAGGAGTTGGATTCAACAGCAATCCAATATTCTACTGTTGCACCCTTCCAGTGGCTGAGGCCCTTGGAAGAGATCGATACGTCATAAGAACCTGGAATCAACTTCATACAATCCGAACGGAATACCATGCGGAAGCGAGCTTCAGTTTCACCAACTTCGACGCTGAAAGAGTCGTTGCTAGTGCCACGAGTATCGACAGCCTGAAGCAAGATCTTGCCGTTCTTACCAACGATGGCGATTTCAGGAAGCTGAGAAACTGCCAGAGCCTTCATCACTCGATTGAGTGCTTCTTCTGAAATCAAGCAGTTGACTTCAGGATTGGGCAATTCAATCTCACGATCTGGTGGAACGATGATCAGCGAAGGATCAGTGACAGCGTACTGAAACCGATTGTTGCCTTCGATGAGTTCTACGTACGAATCCTTGATTTCAATCTCAGGATCATTAAACAAGGAAAGAGTGCCGATAAACCGTGAGAGGTCATATACGGCAAAACCTTTCTCGAAGTCTTGTTTAATTGTTGCTTTTGCAAGAACAGATTTTGTACTCGAAATAGTACGAATCACATTTCCAGGCTTGAACATAATGTTCTTGTTAATAGCCGAGAAGTTCTTGAGTACTTGCAACGTATCATTATCTAATTTCATAATAAATCTCCATATGTTCGGAATATTCAATATACCAACGATTGTATTAATTGTACACCATTATTTGTTTTTACCGAGTGCAGAAGGATCTGCAGTTGCAGC